TAACTAAGATCTGCTCGAGCGCTGACCATGCCAATGATGATGCAATGCTCCGTGAAGGATTTGACAAAGCCATGTCCGTGAGCGCCGACAGTGCCAACAGCTGCCAAGTTTGCCTGTGGGCTTTGCGCGGTCGTAGCTGAGGTCTGTGCGACCGGATTGACATTGACCGCGGAAGATCCGCCGCCGAGGAACTCGGGGCGCTGGAGGCGAGCATCCGGCGATGTGACGCCGAAGTGGGCCTTGAGGATTTCGACATAGCGCGAGCCACCACGTGCGTCGCGCTCGTAGAGACGCTGAATTTGAAACGCCTGTCGGAGCTGGTTGATCGTGGCCGCAGTCGCGGTCGTGAGATCGGTCGTAAGCTGCGGAAAGATGGCTCCAGAGGGGCCAAAGGAGACCTGTCCGGCAGTGATAGCACCGACGTTACCGGGAGAGGCGTTGGCGACGCCGGAGTTGTTCCAAGGGATGGTGGCTCCGTTGGTACCAGTCGTACCCCATCCAATAGCCGTATTTGTTCCGGTGCGAATAGGAGCAGACGTGCCAAGCGGAAGCGAGATCGCAGGTCCCTTTTGGGGCCATGGGAGAGCAGAAGTAAAGTAGTCGTGACGCTTCCCGCGACGAAGGAGAGTATAATCGGTAGGAGCATCGGGGCCATCGCCGGTATTGTTCACCACTGAGTTTTGAAGGTTTTGATCTCGGAACCATTCGTTCCAGATCAGGTTGTAAGCGCGATGCCACATCGCGCTATGAGCGAGGCCCGGTATAAGCGTGGGAAGCCCGAGGTAGTCGTGAATTGACGAGTTGGTGTAACCACCGGCAGGGCTTGTCATCTGAGGCACGAGGAAGTCCGTGCTATCGCCGGGGTTGCGCTGCTCGCCGTTAAAGCGCTGCCAGTTATCCCAAATGAGACGCATGGGCACGGCGAAGAAGAAGCTCTCGATAAAGATGTTGTCCATGATCGGAGCTATCGGAGTCGCCAGTCGGCCGAATCCGGACATGGAGAGGTTCATGGTATCGCCGGGAAGGGCCTCGTCCATGAACACGGGCACGAGCCAACCGGCGTCAAAGGTAGTTTTGTAACCGTGATCGCGGTTGAAGGTAGATCGCTGGATTTCCGCGTTCGGAACCTGAGCGAATGAGTGCGACATTACAGAGCGCATTTTTTCCCCACTTACGTTCAAGATGAAAAAAAGGGCGACCCCGAGGAGGCCGCCCGTAGTTGCTGAGGGCTAGGAAGCCTCAGGGGAGGTTTCAGGGGCTTCGGAGGGCTGAAGCATCGCCTGATAGCGTGCGCGCGTCCTGTGGGCGTCCTGAAGGGCGACAAGGCCATTAACAAGTATGTCGAAAGGGTAGATAGGCGAGAGCTGGCCGGTATCGAGATCGATGTTGCCGAGTTTGATCAGATCGAAGTCGGCAGGGTACTGAGCGACGGGGGTCTCAGAGGTCATCACCGCTTCAATGAACGTGCGGGATGCGGTCACGTCGTCACGCGACGAGAAGACCGGGAGGGATACCTGGGCTTTACGATCCCAGATGGAGTATACGCCTTCAATTCTCATTTCAGTTTCCTAGCAAGGCGATCGACGCGTAATTGCGTGAGTTCCTCGATCACGTCGAGGCGATCGCGTGTTTGATTTTCGGTGTGCCTTGAGGCTTTCCGAGTTCTTTTGCCCTTGACCCGATCCATATCGGTTCGTTCAAGAGAGGGGTACCAAACCGGGAACCCCGTAGCATCGGGCTTCCATTCGCCCAATTTAGTTTCCTTGGAGATCATGAGCTGATCGTAGGCTTTTGGGACCCGAACTTTTTTTCCGTTGAAAACACAGCCGTCCATAGGGAAGACGTCGGTTTTGTACTTGGCCAGCCATGGAGCCCCGATCCCGGGGCGGCGTGACATGGTTGAATACTCGGGTTCTCGATTCCCGTATTCTGATTTGCGATTGCCTGTCAACTTTTTCATTACGTAACGTCCGCAGTAAGCCGCGCTTTCGAAAGTGACGTTACCGATATAGCAATCACCGTGAGACCAGAGAGCATCGAGTTCTCTGGAAATGTATAGTTTTGACCCAGTTTCGGTAGTTTTGAGGTATAGCTTATCCTCAAAGTCATAGTTGAAGATGATGGTATGGTAGTGAGGCCGAAGTGTAGTGTCTCCGTATTCACCAACGTGATAGTAACGTATAAGCCGACCCTCATGTTTTTTCCTCAGCTTCTTCATGAATAGCTGATGATGTGTAAGGTCTAGACTGTCGTCTGGTGGCATATCCTTATAGGTGAGAGTGAGGAATGCATTTTTCTCGTAGAGGGATGCTTCATGCATGATCCTCATTGCCCATTGACGGGATTTTTCGAGCCTGCAGCCCATGCATTGTGAGCAGGGGACTGTGACCGGTTTGTCAGACCATCCCAGCTTCTTGCTGAAGACGATCTGACCACCTGGGGCACGCCAACCTTCGATTGGTCGGGTGCAGACCATTTGTCAAAGCCTGATACCGCCCCGCATGGGGCCCGGCTTGACGTTCTTTTTGTGGGTATGAGAAGCCGTCCGACGGAAGAGCTTCTTGGAGTGTTTTTTGGAGATTTTCTGACGTCGCATTGTCTGCTCCTTTTGAGTTTTTAGACTGACTTTTGGTGTCAGTCAGACCAGTTAAGAACAAGGGGAGGTCACTGGTCTCCCGCAGGCGGGTTTTTACGAGGTTTTGACGACACGGGGGCCGTGTCGTCAGCTTCCTGCACCACCTTCACTAATGAGGGTTCCGGCGGCGCAGGAAGCGGGGGCGCAAGGCCCATGCTCCGCAATTCCTCTTGGTTTTGCGGATTTGCCGCGAAGTCGATAAATTTCGCGGGATCGTTATTAAAGCGATCTCTAATGGAAGCAGGAAGCTCCATAAAGAGCGTGTCGGCCTCCATGATTCTTTCGAGGCCGGTTTTGTAGTCGAGGACTTCTGAGAAGTCGCCGTATTCGCCGGCCATGCCGCCGACGTGTGTAAGTTCACCGGTAGCTTCGTACCGTTTCATGATGATGTTGATGTCGCATTCGTCCCGCATGTGCTGCTGGACGAGACCCTCGTCTTCGCCGGGGTCTGTATCGAAGATCTGCGACTTGTAATTTTCGTCATACTGAGTGCGAAATTTCATTGACCTTGTCTCCGACGAAGTTCTTTGAGGCCGAACTGACGGACGGCCTCCGAGGTGAGTGTTTTAGCTGAGTTAGAGTTTTGATCTGGTTTAGAAGCATCAACGATGCTCTCCCAGAATGATTTTTTACCGTTCCACCACTGACGCGCTTGAGAGTTGCCGAGGTAGTCGTCTGCCAGTTTTGTTCCAACCTTTTGACCTTGCTCGGCAATTTGATTAAGCGCCGAGTTGGTAACGGAGATTGTGCCGTTGGCGAGGGCGCCGGGGGCGCCTTTTGCGGCGTCGAGGACGCCTTGTACGATGTCGCCGTTATCGCCGACACCGAGTAGTTTTTTGACATTAGTAATGCCAGAGTTTACGGCTTTGCCTGCCTCAGTATAAAGAGGCGTAAGAACGCCTTGTTGGGCGTTGGATATTTGCAGTTGCTTGATTTGTTCCGCTACGCGCGCATTTTCTAGTTTTGCATTATTTACTTGTGCTTGCATAAGCGGAGTTTGTTGTATTTTTGTGCCGATATCTCGGGCAGAGTTTGCTAGTTCAGACATGTCGTTGACGACATTGGGCATTACACCGGAGGCAGCGCCTCCGGAGGGAGTAGAAGCTCCGGAACCTCCGGAGCTTAAGATAGGATTGAGGCCTGCGGCCTGTAGATCAGCGACTTCGCGCTGGTGAGCGGTGCCAGACATCCGCTCTTGAAAGTCCATTTCTTTTTGGACTTGTTGTGCGTTAAACGCATTTGTTTCACGCGACATTTGAATATTCGTCGCGTTTTGCTTGTCGGCCCCAGATTTTCCAAAGAGGCCTCCAAGTAGAGAGCTGGCAACGCCAGCTAAAGGTGCGAGGAATGCCATGATGATCTCCTTAAAAGTGGTCGATGAGACCGGGGACGGAGTACATCGGCATTGGACGCGTGTGCTTGAGAGAGAAGAAGCTATCCCAGATGAAATGTGGGTAGCTGGGGACCGCGATAACGCGGTCGATTGGCGGATCGTCCTGGATGAAGGTGGAGTTGAGGACGGGGAGAGCTGAGAAGTTTTGAGCCAGGTGCCAGACGTCGAGAGTCTGCGCGAAATTTGAACGGAATTGACCCGTGATTCGCGAGTTTTTGTAGCGGTACTCAGCGTACCGCTCTTGGTAACCGAACACACCGCCGTCGACGGCCGGGTTGCCGGATCCTTGAGCGTAAATCTCCTTGTTGAGCACGGCCTGTTCGCCCAGATGGGCGAGAGCGGGCCAGAAGAAATCCCACCGCGTGCGGCGGGAATACATGCGGTCTAGGCCTTGCTGGTAACTAAGATCTGCTCGAGCGCTGACCATGCCAATGATGATGCAATGCTCCGTGAAGGATTTGACAAAGCCATGTCCGTGAGCGCCGACAGTGCCAACAGCTGCCAAGTTTGCCTGTGGGCTTTGCGCGGTCGTAGCTGAGGTCTGTGCGACCGGATTGACATTGACCGCGGAAGATCCGCCGCCGAGGAACTCGGGGCGCTGGAGGCGAGCATCCGGCGATGTGACGCCGAAGTGGGCCTTGAGGATTTCGACATAGCGCGAGCCACCACGTGCGTCGCGCTCGTAGAGACGCTGAATTTGAAACGCCTGTCGGAGCTGGTTGATCGTGGCCGCAGTCGCGGTCGTGAGATCGGTCGTAAGCTGCGGAAAGATGGCTCCAGAGGGGCCAAAGGAGACCTGTCCGGCAGTGATAGCACCGACGTTACCGGGAGAGGCGTTGGCGACGCCGGAGTTGTTCCAAGGGATGGTGGCTCCGTTGGTACCAGTCGTACCCCATCCAATAGCCGTATTTGTTCCGGTGCGAATAGGAGCAGACGTGCCAAGCGGAAGCGAGATCGCAGGTCCCTTTTGGGGCCATGGGAGAGCAGAAGTAAAGTAGTCGTGACGCTTCCCGCGACGAAGGAGAGTATAATCGGTAGGAGCATCGGGGCCATCGCCGGTATTGTTCACCACTGAGTTTTGAAGGTTTTGATCTCGGAACCATTCGTTCCAGATCAGGTTGTAAGCGCGATGCCACATCGCGCTATGAGCGAGGCCCGGTATAAGCGTGGGAAGCCCGAGGTAGTCGTGAATTGACGAGTTGGTGTAACCACCGGCAGGGCTTGTCATCTGAGGCACGAGGAAGTCCGTGCTATCGCCGGGGTTGCGCTGCTCGCCGTTAAAGCGCTGCCAGTTATCCCAAATGAGACGCATGGGCACGGCGAAGAAGAAGCTCTCGATAAAGATGTTGTCCATGATCGGAGCTATCGGAGTCGCCAGTCGGCCGAA